TGATCGGACTAGTTGCAGTTTGGATTTTATATCATATCTACAACAGAAAATAATATAAAAATCTAGAAATACGTAAAACCTTAAGGGTGGTGTGATTATAGTTTTGGATTGTATCACATCGCCCTTTTTCTTTGCAGTTTACACGGCCTAAAATCTGGTAAATACACATAGTTCAAACGTGCTCTTGCATCTGGCAGGAGACTTATGCGGATAAAACCGCGTAGCCAGGAGAACTGGCATTGGACTCCTTTAAAGGAGAAAACAAATGGGAAGACCAGTAAAGAAAAGTAGATTTGGTAACTCAGCAGGAGACTTCGAAGTCACTGGTGCGTTCGCCACAGGAACAACTCAACCAGACGGATCAGGTGCTGAAGCGGTATCAACTGCATCAGGCAACTACATCGTTTCACAGAGATCAAGTAAGCAGTTCAAAGTGAACTTCTTATCTGCGGATGGATCAACAAGATTGACACAGGTGTTGACCTTGACAGCGAAAGCGCCGGGATCACTGACTAACGGTGAATTCTGTGTGCAGATCATCTTGGATGACTCAACGGTTGCTTACGCGAGTAAGATCTTCAACAACACAGTACACTACGTTACAGCAGGTAGCGTGACAGGTTCAACGAAGTACTCATTGAGCTCAGAGGGTGCTGATGAAGGTGCAGGTTCAGACGACGTGGGTCAAATCGACACAATCTAATACAGTTAACGTGCTTTTATGGGGGAGTCACACGCTCCCCCATTCACAACATAAATAATAGCAAATGGCAAAGACTCTACGGACATCAGGTGATTACACAGTGAAAGCGGGTGCTGGATACGATTCAGGATCAGGCTCAAACACCATACAACTTGATGCGAGATACGTCAGGATTCCAGGAGATCTCACCGTCGCAGGAACACAGACCACAGTTGACTCACAGACACTGACGATAGAAGATCAGTTCATCGAAGTAAACAGGAACAACTCGACGGCAGGCACGGAAGATTCAGGGATACTGTTCAATCAAGGAAGTTCAAACAACCAACTTTTCTACTATGATGCGGATCAATCTGAATTCGTTGTAGGTGCGACAACACATGATGCATCAGTTTCGGCCATAACAAACATCACACCAGGCAAACTGAGATTGGCAGATCCAACAGAAACAGATCACGCCGCAACAAAAAATTATGTAGACACACAAGTGGGCGGTGGATTTAGCCTCAAGGTAGCAGGAGATGACTCAACACAGATCACTGTGGCGACAGGAAACACCCTACAGTTCACAGGCGGATCAAACATCAACACAGCAGGTGCGGAACCTGACACAATCACTTTGAATTTAGACAATGATCTCACAAACATCACTTCAATAACTTCAGACACATCCAACGGTGACCTTACTTTGGTAACCAACGGTACAGGCGATGTGGTGATCGACGACACACTGACATTCTCAGGTGCGGCCTCAACACCAACCGCAACAACAGTTACAAAATTATACAATAAAACACCAGCGGGAGGAGGCACGGGATTGTACTTCATAAACTCACAGGTAAGTGCCACCGAGGGAGAACTGATAAGTAAAAAGAAAGCAACCGCTTTGGCGATTGCGTTAGGATAACATGGCGATAACACAGACAAGAATTGACGGATCAGCGGAGCAACTGGGCACAGCAGTGTTCACGGCCACAGCCGACACGGCGGTGACCACTATACACCTTTGCAACATATCATCGGCGGCCGATGCAACATTGAACGTATACCTATTACCAAGTGACGGATCAACGACTGTGCCAACTGAGAACAACAAATTATACAATCAGTTAACTGTACAGGCAACAGACACTTACATAATTGACACTGAAAAATTGATATTAGCGAATGGCGACAAGATATTCATAGAGTTGCCAGACTCGTCAGGACAGATCATAGCAACTATCTCAACCATAGGATTATAATAGCCATGGGAAGGTATGTTAAAAACAGACAACTGGAACAAGGTGCACTGACGGTAGAGATACCACAAGTCACAACTGCAAATAGGCCTGCAGGACAAAATGGTCAACTCATATACAATACCACAACATCATCATATCAAGTGTACAATGGCGCACAATGGTACAACATATCAGAAGCATCGAGAGAAAAAACACTGACCGTGGACACCTTCCAGGGCGATGGATCAACGACTGTGTTTGGAAATGGATCAGGTAACACACTGGACGGATCTACAGCGGCCAACTTGACCGTGGAACCTACTGACGCAACAGACATGCAGATATTCATTGGTGGAGTATACCAGATACCTGGGACACACTACACCTACTCGGGTGGAGCGATCACGTTTGGATCAGCACCCCCGGCCAACAACGGATCAGACAGCGGACACATCGTGGCCGTTATACACAATCTACACAAACTAGGCGAATAATTTTTTATTTCTTAATTGATTTGACCGAATGGTCTCCAACTGCCAGGTGTGCCACCCTTGACACAGACCCAACCGATCGGTTGATTCAATTCTGGCTTGTCATTCCAAACTATGGATCCTGTGTCCCATCTTCCTTCGGTGGGTGCCTGTGATCCTGATGAGAAAGTTCTTTCAGCAAACTTGATGTTGCCAACCACGTGCAGGCTTTCCTGTGGATTCTTGGCTCCTATGCCCAACTTGCCTGTCACTGTGACATTGGTCGAAGAATTATTCTCATCTCCCAGCACTATGTCACCGTTGGATTTACAGGTTATCCTTGCTGTGTTATCTGTGCCTATGGCGAATGGCACTGGAGAATGTGTTCCAACGTAGGCGTTTTTCTCATGCATAGTCGTGATCACTTCATAGCCATCAACGTTCACTGAAAACTCTGCGGAAGGTGCCTCTGTGTTGACACCAACACGTTTCTGTGAAACGAACAAAGTGTTTTCTACCTGTAGATTTTTGAGGATTCCTAGTTGTGTCAGTGAACTTGTCTTCACACTCTTGCCCAAAGTGTGCTTCCAGATCACTTCGTTGTGGTCTATCATGACTGCCTCTGTGACATTGAGTTTTGGAACCTGTGCCTCAACATATTTCAGATTCTCAACAGTGACCGTGCCCTTGACTTCCAAGTCATTTTTGATCTCTATCTTGTCATCGTTTACAGTGATCTGTACGGATTCCGCTTGATCTTTTATGCCCGTGCTGTTGAAATCTGTTATCTTGCCACCGTGGATGGCATCACCGCTGATAGAATTTTCATAAACGTCCACCTGATTAACGTCAACACGTTTCTCGGCCACTCTCTCGATTTTGTTGATGGGTAATAGTGTCATATAATGAATATTTATGGTTGATCGCCGCCGTTGTGTTTGTTTGGTAAATACCAAAGTAGTATTATGGCAATTAACAGAATAAGTGGTGATATATTAGAATCGAACCTTATCCGTTCGAGCGATCTGGCGTTCAATACCAATCTACTGTACGTGGATGTGGCAAACGGAAGGATCGGTGTAAAGACTGATTCACCGGGTAATTTTGCCCTAGATGTAAACGGTAACACACGGGTACAAGGTAACCAAACAATCACCGGAGACCTGACCGTACAGGGCACCACTACCACGATAGACTCTCAACAATTAGTTGTCGAGGACAACATAATCACCATCAACGAGAACGCTTCAAGTGCCACGGACGCTGGTATAATGATCAACAGGACGTCTGCCAACAACGCCATTTTCATCTGGGACGAGACCCTAGACAAATTCAGATTTGGAACAACAACGCAGGATGGTTCCACGATCACAGACTATTCAAACTTAACTCTTTCAAACATACAAGCGGCCGATCCCACAGCGGCCGAAGATGTCGCGACCAAGTCATATGTTGACAGCCAGATCAGTTCAGGAGGTGTGACAGGAGACAACGTTGAAATGAGGCTTCCAACAGACTCAACGTTCGGCGACGGTGCCTACCTCGGATTGACTTCGACCACTACCGTGACAAATGCCATAGACGAATTGAACGAAGTGCTTGGAAACGTACAGGCAGGGACCTACATAAAATCAACATCATTCGTGGCAGATGAAACTGCGATCAGCGCCGGTGACCCGGTGACACTGACAATCACCAACACACCAACCGCGGGTGCCAACACCAGATACACCATCACCTGGGGAGACGGTGACGTCACAACGGGCACATCAGATTCAACACCAAGCCACACATACGCATCAGGTGGAACATACTCGGTCACAGTGAAAGCGTTTGAAAACGACGCGGACACGACGGATTCAGCGGGAAGTTTCGCGACATCTACCAGGACCGATTACATAGTGGCATCGACTGCAGAACCTGTGTTGACGTTCGCCATGTACGCGGCGGCATCGGGAGGTGATCCAATCACGACTGCGGACACAGGAGACACGGTGTACCTACAGAACAACTGCACAAACACATCAGGTGCAACGGTCACATACGACGTCGACTGGGGAGACGGAACAGAAGACACCATCAGTGGTGACGGAGTGGCAGGTGGTTCAAGTGCGAACGGCGGATCACGTCTGGCGCACACCTACACAAACTCAGCAGGCGATGATGGATCAACGGTTGCAGGTACGGGTTCGGGTGACACCAAGTATGCAATACGTCTGAGACTACTGACACACTCGACTGCCAACCCGGCGGTGATTCCAAAGACGGCCACAAACAATTTCGAGGTGTATTCGGAACACACACCACTTTATTCAACAGCAGATTCAACAATCAGAGGCGTCAACGAGGAATCAACATCAGGTTTCCCTGTGACGTTCACCAACGACACAGCGACGAATCCAGGTAGCAACTCAGATTTCAGTGCCACACAGACATACAGTTGGGACTTCGGCGAGGGTGCAGGCGCAACTGTGGTCAACATCGGATCGGGAGGTTCTGGAGACACGGGCAACACAATCGCAAACACATTCAACCTGAGTTCGGACAACCAGAACAACGGTACCACTACCACATTCACTACTAGCCTAACACTGGCGAATGGACACACAAATTCAACTTTCAGCAGTAACCTCAACATAATCGTTGAACCAGACGTGAGGGCCAACATCGCCGGCACGGCTGTCACAGTTAACACGGGTTCAGGTGACAACAGCCTATCATTGTATGACGTGGTCGACCTTGACGGTGTTAACAGGGCCATAGCAAGATTTACCAACACATCACAGAACGCGGACAACTACGAGTATGATTTCTTCGATGATTCCAGTTCTATCACTACTGTCGCTGAGGATGGATCCACAGCAGGAACAATCGGAGATGGTTCTGGTGTTGCTCTTGACAAGGACTACTCAGGCACATCAACAGGAAATATCAACTTCAGATTTAGAGCATCTGGTACACCTGACACGATAGCACAAGACGACGAGGAAACCATCACATTTGTGATGAAATCGGTGCCAAGTGCACCAAATGGATTGAGCAGTTTCAGTTTGGCATTGTCAGACTCGGCACAGGGAACTTCACCCAAGTTGTGTGCAAGTTTCACTGACAACACCAGTTCAGCAGACACACTGGCGGCGGGAACCTCATTGAATTCTACCACAGCGAGAAGATACACAAGCACATCAACCATTGACACAACCGTGATGAACGGTTTCCTAGTCAACGATGCCAATGGCACGGGTTCAACTGTTAACCAGACCGTCACAGCATCAATCAACGCCAGTGCCTCGGGTGCGAGGACATTCACAACCACAGAAGGTGGAGCCAACAACGGAACATTCACCAAACTGGTCACATCAGATCACAAGGACTATGACCAAGTGGACAGTTCATATCCACAGAGATTATACCTGGTCGCTGATGCCAAGATCACACAGGATCTAGCAGACTACTCGGTGGGATTGACTGCCCAGAGATTGGAAAGTTCAGCAGGTGGTAACACGGGATATGTACACGTGTTGAAGGACGACATCACTGCGACACCTACAACAACGATAGGTACAGTGGCCGAGGGAACACAGGGAACCTACAGATATGTGTCCGGTGTGCCATACTACAACACAGGATCGCCAACTGTGACTGTCACTGGTACAACCATAGAGGACTTCACAGGACAGGCGTACCAAGACACCACATCACCACACGAGGTAGACAACGACACCAACCAGGAATCAACTTCAGGCGATGTCATAACAAATTCAGATTTCACATACGCACAAGTAGATGGTGCTTCAACCATGCTGTCAGGTGGCGTGCCTGTGACAGACACGGGCGTTGGAACACCTTACACAATAGGAGCGGTGACAGTGCCCATAACGAGTTCAGGTGTGAGGTCAGTCAAGACCATCAAAGCGAGAAGTAAGAACGCTAACGGAACTGGCAGTTACGACAGTTCTTCAACAAAAATTCAAGTTTATACCGCATCATTGTTAGCACTAGACGATGAGGCAGACGGTATAACTGTATCAGATTCACTAGGCGCCGGCTTCGATGACGACGCTGTGAGAATAAGCGGGTTTGGATCCCTGTCAGGTGACACACCGTCACTTAATGATTCTTCTAATGCCAACTACTACACGGATCACGCATGGTCGGGTGCAGTCACAGTGGCGGGGACCAACGAAGCGATATCAAGATTTGGAACGATCAAACACTTCACCACAGACTTGAGCTCGGGTTACCTACCAGTGGGGCCAGACCTAGCAACGGATAGGTCAGGTGCACAGTACTACACCTTCGCTTTCAGAAGAACCACGATGGCCAACTTCACTGTGAGATTGACAGGAACTGTGTCAGGCTTCTTCATCGCGGCGCCAGGCACTGCGATAGATTCAGCATCAGGACTGAATGGTTGGTTGGACGCCAGCATCACTTACGGTGGATCAGGTGTACCAGGATCAGACACCGGCAACGGCGGAAACGGATCCAATGGTTGTGCGTTCACATCGGGAGACAGAATTCAAGACAGTACAAGTTATTCAAACTCAACATTCACGCTGACACTGGGATCAGAGAACGCCACGAATGCCACAGGAAATAATGTACTGATCAGAATCAAATTAGAATCGGGAGACAGTATAACAGCACTGAGCATTGAGTAATGGCAATAACTGACGCGAAAAAAGTAGACTACCTCTGGAAGAAATTGGGTTATGGTGCAACTAAGACGGACACCAACACTGCCAAGAAGGCTCCCAACGAAGCCATTGCGTCTCCATTATTACTAAGGGGTGACAACACTTGGAACCAAGCAAGTAGTATTCCAGGCACGATGCCTGGTTCAAGTTCAGGAGTGGTCACGGTATATCCAACAAGTGCACCAAACGAAACAACAAATGATGGAACAGCGGCGGCCAACAGAACCTGGAAAACAGGACTTACTGATTGGATACCACCCGAGATAGGATCAACTTACATAGTAAAAGTTTACATACACACAGCCAGTGATGCCGGCAACGCCGCCGCTTCAGGTGATCAGGTGTTCGCGACAGGTTCAGGCAACGACGACGAGTGGTTCTTTGACTACCAATCAGGTGTGTTGCACTTCATAGGTGCGAACCTACCCGACGGAATTTCATTCACGGGCAAATCGGTCTACATTTCCGGTGCCAGATACACGGGCCAGAAAGGCCTACAGAATTTGTCAACATCGTCGGGTAACACAGAGTTCACAGCGAACAACATTGGCAACACAGTGACCAATGCGGACATGACGTTCACCACACAGGGAACGGGCTTGTTCGACTTCAACACGACGACGGGTTTGGTCGTTCCGACAGGAACTACACTAGAAAGACCATCCGCACAGGAAGGTATCATACGCTTTAATACTACAACGGGCAAATATGAAGTCTCCCTAGACGGTTCGACCTACACCGCGTTGCGTACGGAGGCCGCGGCATCAAGCATAACCAAGGACGTGTTCACGGGCGACGGTTCATCAACACAGTTCACCATGACGGTGACGCCAACCAACGCCAAGAACATAATAGTCTACGTGGATGGTGTGATGCAGGAACCCACAACCAACTACACCATCGCCACGAACGTTTTGGCGTTCACGGGTGGTGATGATGGATCAACTGTTGAAGCACCACACTCTGGTGCACGTGTTGTCGTGATGCACGGATTCGCCGACTAGCCTATCACTATACCTTTTGCCGTGTACAATAATTTGTGCTTGATGTACTTGTCTGAGAAGATGTTGTATCTACCGATCTCTCGGTCCACCTCATAACCTATGGTGGCCTGCTCCAATATGAAGTTGTACACATCCGGGCCCTGCTCGAACGCCACGTTGAACCCTTTCAGGTTGTATTCTTCGCTGACCTTAAACTTGCCACTACATGATGCTTGGAGGAAATTCTCTATCTTGCTACGCATGCCGTTCATCTCCTTGACGATGTCCGCACGTTCCTCGAGCACTTTCAGACCCCTGTTCTGGCAGTGCGGTGGCCATAGTACCTTGATTATGTAATTGATGCTATCTGGTCTATCAGTCATTCTTCAATCGCTCCATGTCCTTGAACAATATGCATTCCGCGTTCGAACAGTAGTCCAACTGCTTGGTTTTGGGTGGGTTGCAAAGGAAGTAGAACTTCATGTCAGGGTGTAGCATGATCACACTTCTGAGATCCTTCAACACCCTAGGGTTTGATATGTCATATCCCACCAACAGTATACGCTTGTCACAGAGACCCAATGCAGACAGTAGGGCCAGCGTCTGGTCGTCGGTGTTGACATCAAGTGTGAGATTGAACTGCGGTGATATGGGTGGGAAACTGTGCACCTGGTCATAGAACACGTATTTCTTGTACAGTTCCGGGGTGGTCACACAATCCACGGGCGAAGGCCGCTGTTGCAGGAACCATAAAAGATCCTTTTCGTGCCTGGTCCAAACATAATCTATGTGTTGCACGTCGTGTTTATGGCTTGACACACTGATTATAGGTCCGTACTGCTTGAGTTCGCTGAATGGCAATCGTATGGTGTTGTGTCCCAACACAGTAATATACTCATATTTCCTCATCTAGGCCAGTATTTAACGGCACAAATAACCAGTCTACAAATAAATACCTACAGTTTTGCAAGACAATCAATTATCGATAAGGGGATAAAACAATGGCAATAGGACGAATAACAGGACAGATGTTATCTGCCAACCTGGCTAGATCAGGCACAGATTTAACATTTGAAACAAATTTATTAGCCTTGGATGTGACCAACAGCAGAGTTGGTGTGGGAACGGCCTCACCGGCTACCACTTTACACATCTCAAGCACTGACGCACTAAGACTACCGTCAGGAAACTCAGCACAGAGACCAGGTTCACCGGCCAACGGTGACATCAGATACAACTCAGACACAGGTGCGGTAGAAGGATACGCGGGTGGCTGGTTGAAGATGACTGGTGGTACTGCACTGGCTGACGCAGACGCGGACACACAGATCGAAGTGGAGAGAACCTCAGACGAGGACGCGATCCACATCCAGACAGCAGGCGTGGACAGGGCCCACTTCAGATCAGATGGTACGATAGAATTGAACAACCTAAAGATCGACGACATGACGATCAGTTCCCTAACAACTAACGGAAACATCGCTATCACTCCAAACGGAACAGGTACTACTACGGTCACGAACCTAGTGGTTGCTGGATCATTTGACCTAGGTGATCTAAACGCACTTAACGTTGGAGACATCAACGTTGACTCATTGAGTTCAGATGATGGCAACGGATTCGATCTATTATTAGACGACAACAAGGCCAACGCAATGGAGATCAAAGAGGGATCTAACGTGTACATGAACTTTGCTACAACCGACTCATCAGAGTTGATCACTGTGAGCAAGGACATGACCATCGCAAGTGGTGTGACTTTCACAACAGACACGGCAGACATCAACGGTGGTGCCATTGACGGTACTACGATCGGTGGTTCAACTGCGGCGGCAGGTACGTTCACAACTGCAACGGCAACAAACGTACAGGCTACAAACTACAAAGCCAATGACGGAACAGCGGCCATGACGATCGCTGACTCATCTGGAGACGTAAACGTTTCAACCAACTTCTCAGTCGACGGTAACTTGACTGTAAATGGAACCACGACAACGATTGACAGTGCTACATTGACAGTTGAAGATCCGCTTATCCAATTGGCTAAGAACAACTCAGGTGGAGATGCAAACACATTTGACCAAGGTCTATTCTTTAACAGGGGATCACTGGACAACGTTTCATTCATTTGGGACGAATCAGCGGACCAATTCGCTGTTGCTGTAACGGCATCAGAGGATGGAACAACAGCGGGTAACATCACAATTGACAGTTACGCGGCCTTCAAAGCAGGTGTAATCACTGCAACAGATGTTGAGACTGCAACAGTTTCAGCGGCAGACGGTACACTGGCCATGACAATGGCCAACTCAACTGGTGTCGTGACATTTAACGCGGCTCCTAGTTTTGGTGACAATAACATCACTAACGTGGGCGACATAGCACTAGACACAATCAGTGCTGATGGCACTACGATAGGTGTGTCAATGACTGACAACACAGCGGCGGCCTTTGACATCAAGGAAGGCTCAAACTCATACTTGAAGTTTGACACAACTAACAGTTCTGAGTTAATCACAGCAGGTGAAAACTTCACAGTTGCAAGTGGTAAGACATTAACAACAGACACTGCTGATATCAACGGTGGTGCAATAGACGGCACAACGATTGGTGCCAACAGTGCCGCGGCGGCGACTTTCACAACTGCCACTGCAACATCTGTTAATGCCACAAACTACAGAGCTAACGACGGAACAGCGGCTATCGTACTCACAGACTCAACAGGTGCTGTAGCGATATCAACAGCAGTGTCAATGACTGGTGCTGTTGACGTAAACGGTGGTAACTTCACATTCAATGAAGATTCTGCTTCGGTAGATGCTAGATTTGAATCCAACGGTGACACACACGCTTTATTCATCGATGGTTCAGAGGACCATGTTGGTGTAAGAACAAGTTCACCAGCGTATGACTTAGACGTGGGTGGTTCAACAGATGCGTTGAGACTACCAAACGGTACGACGGGTGAGAGACCAACCGGTGCAACTGGTTTGATCAGATTCAACACAACGACTGGAAAATACGAAGGTTGTCAGGATGGATCCACTTACGTTGACTTTGCGACGGCGGGCGACGCTCCAACTTTCACAAAAGAATCAACAACAGGTGACGGATCTACTACAACGTTCACTGGTTTCTTCAGCACTGCTCCAGAATCAGCGAACAACGTTTTCGTTTACATCGACAACGTGTACCAAGAACCAACTGAAAACTACAGTGTTTCAGGCACAAACATAACATTTACTTCTGCCCCTCACTCGGGTGCGAGGATATTTGCTATCACTGGTGCTGACAACAGTGCGTTGGTGACAGGTGGTGTTGCTAGATCAGAGACATCAGCGGTATCTGTGTCAGGTTCAAGTGCGGTGACGATCATGAGCTTTAATGCGGCCACTTACAGAGCGGCGGAATTGTTCATTGCCACACAGGACTCAGGTAACACGCAGTACGCGGCCATGAAGGCCACTGTGGTGCATGATGGTTCAACTGCTTACGGTACAACTTACGCAGTTGTTAACTCAGCAGGTGGAGACATCGTTGACATATCGTTTGAACACGATGGATCAAACACGGTGAATGTGAAAGCGACTCCATTGAACTCGGGCACACAGAGTGTCAAAGTTCAGTACTCGTTAGCACAGTAGACGAATAAGCAAAACTAGACCCTAAAGATAATTCTAAACGCCCCGATGGTAAATACTATTGTTGGGGCGTTTTTTTACGGTCTAACACTAAATCAATAATAATCATGCGGGAGATATGGAACCATGACAACAAGAAACTTTAGAGTAAACAACGGTCTTTCAGTTGGTGACATCACTATAGATGCAACAGCAAACACGATCGTGGGACTGGCGACAGCGGCACCAAGTGCTGACGGTGACGTCTCAAACAAGAAATACGTAGACGATCAAGATGCCTTAATAGCATCGGACACGCTCACGTTCACAAACAAAACAATAGACGCGAATGGCACAGGAAACAGTATTACAAATTTAGAAGTGGCAGATTTTGCTGGTTCGGCCATCATTAACGTATCAGAGACACTGGCATCAAATGATTCAGACACCGCTTTGGTGACTGCTGGTGCCATCATTGACTACGTTGACGCACAGGACGCCAACATAGCATCAGACACGTTGACATTCACAAACAAGACATTTGACGCAAACGGCACAGGCAACTCGATCTCAAACATAGAGACTGCGGACTTCGCCAGTGCGGCATTCAAGGACGAGGACGACCTGTCATCAAACAGTGCCACAGCAGTTGCTTCACAACAGTCGATCAAGGCCTACATTGACAACGGACTATCAAGTCTGTCATCAACTACACTGACAGCGGGCAACACCACAGCGGTGGTTTCTGACTCAGGTTCAGACGGTGCGTTCACAGTAACTTGTGACGGTAACAGTGAACTAGTCGTGAACGACACAAGTGCCACATTCTCAGGTAACGTGATCGTGTCAGGAAACTTCACAGTCAACGGTACAACTACAACAGTTGCCACAACCAACACAACAAACACTGACAACATCTACGAACTTGCTACAGGTACCACAGGCACACCAAGCAACGACGCAGGTATAGTGATCGAGAGGGGTGATTCAAACAACGCCTTCATCGGTTTTGATGAGTCGGAAGACAAGTTCAAAGTTGGTACAGGTACTTTCACAGGTGCGTCAACAGGTAACCTGACAATCACGACAGGTACTTTGATAGCGAACCTAGAAGGTGACGTGACCGGTGCAGTAACAGGTAATGCTGACACGGCAACGGAAGCAACAAACGTGACTGTGACGGCCAACAACAGTGCCAACGAGACTGTTTACTTGACATTCGTTGACGGAGCAACTGGAACACAGGGTATCGAAACAGACACTGGTCTAAGTTACAACCCATCAACCAACGTTCTATCAACCACTGCATCAGCGGCACAGTACGCGGACGTGGCGGAGCGTTTCGAAGCAGACGCTCCTATGGAAATTGGTTCAGTTGTAGAAGTAGGTGGTACAGCAGAGATCACGGAAGCAACTTCAGATCTATCTGAGGATGTTTTTGGAGTTATCTCTGACAAACCAGCATACATGATGAACGCAGGTGCAGGTGACAACACCACGCACCCGTTCGTTGCTATGACAGGTAGAACACCAGTTAGAGTGATCGGTGAGGTTACAAAAGGTCAAAGACTTGTTACTTCATCAACAAAAGGTTGTGCTAGAGCAGTGGCGCAGGGCGAGTCAATCTCTCCTTTCAACGTCATTGGTAGAGCACTGGAATCTAACACAGAAGCAGGTATCAAATTGGTAAACTGTGCTGTGAGGACCAACAACTAATAAATATCTCTACTTTTTAGTAGAATCAAAGGGCGGCTCTAGGGTCGCCCTTTTTTTTTAGGCGTATAAATACCTATACTGCTGTCGGCCGGCAACGATAAGGAGGCCGTGTGTGTCATTTGACGCACTAACATTATTATAGAAGGAGTACTGAAGTATGGCCATAGGTCGTATATCAGGATCGGTATTAAAGTCCAATCTGACCAGGAATGGTGTCGATCTTGCATTTGAAACAAACCTACTGTATCTCGACGTGACGAACAGTCGTGTGGGTATTGGTACTTCTGAACCATCAACAGCATTACAGGTAAACGGAACAGCAACCACAACAGGATTAAACACCACCAATCTATCGATAGGTGGCACAGCGGTCACATCCACGGCCACGGAACTTAATGTACTGGACGGCACCACCCTTGGTGCGGCCAACGAACTGTGCGTGGTGGATGCCACGGGCAATTTCATAACGACATCATCCACGCTCAGCATCGACCAGGGCAACAACTACATCGGTATCAACCAATCCTCACCTGAAGTAACACTACACATGACGGGCGAAGGTGCCCAGACCTCACAGATCAGGATGGAGCAGTACAATGACAGTGCTGACGCTCCAGATGTAAGAACAAGAAGATATAGAGGCACAATTGCCTCACCGAGTGCCGTACAATCAGGCGATTATCTATTTCGAAGTAACCACGAATACTGGAATGGTTCAGCACTGATTGTCGGTGGTACTTTTGCTTTTGACAACACCAACAATGCCAACAGGACACAGTTTGCTGTTTCGGTCACCACAGATGGCACATCAGCAGATGCCAACACACCAAGTAAGACACAATTCAAGATTGACGGCAACGACAGTGGTGCTATCACGTTCAACAACGCATACAAGTTCCCAACCACGGATGGTAGTGCAGATCAATTCCTAAAAACAGACGGTAGTGGCACATTGAGTTTCGCCACAGTCTCGACAAACTCTATATCACAACTAAATTCAAACGTGACCGTAACAGATTCAGGAACAGGTGCGATCACCATAGACGCGGATGGTAGCACGATCATAACAATGAATGCCACCACAGTGTTGGATGCATCAGCAGTCACCAACGCCATAAGATTACCCAACGGAACCACCGCACAGAGACCAAGCGGAGCAGTTGGTGAGATAAGATACAACAGTTCAACAGACACCATAGAGGGCTACACATCGGCGGGAGGCTGGGCACAATTGGGTGCGACTAGTACTACGTCGGAAAACACGGATGACACTACCACAGACAGTGAGACGGCGATCAGTACTACAGAGAAAGTGATCAACCAATTTGTCACTGGGACCTATGACAGTGCATGGTATCTGGCCATAACAAGGGACGAGATCAACGACGAAGTATCGACGGCCAAGTACAGTTTGGTACACAATGACACAGATGCGTTCGTGTCAGAATCACACATCACACAGTCAAACGTTAGCAACACGTACATAACAGCGACTGCGGACGTGGCGGGCGGTAACGCTAGATTGAAGGCAACTGGTGGTAGTGTGGTCAATTCCGTGAGCTTCTACAGGATAGGATTAGGTGACAACACCACGGCAGGCACTACGGGAAATGTAACAACCACGATAAACACAGATGTTGACAGTGCCGCAGAGAAGATAGATGGTTGGGCACTGGCCAGTTACAGGGGTGCCAAATACTACATCTCGGTCAATAACACAACCACGGGAGAAGTGTCAAACACGGAAGCACTGGTTGTGCATGATGGTTCTTCAGCATACATCACACAGTATGGAAACGTCAACACCGGTAACAATGATCTGATCACATTGACCGCGGAAGTGGACAGCACGGAAGTTGTGTTGAAAGCATCTGCTCAGGCACCCAACTGCCGTGTCACTGTATACAGGATTCTATTGGCCGATGATGAGTCGGCGTCAACGGGTGATAATGTCAATGTTGTAGAAGCGACTACCGTGAGTTCCGCCGCAACAACAGTAGATTCATTCAACACATCAACGTACACAGGTGCGTTCTATGTGTTCACTGGTTACAACTCCACAGAGGGTGCGGCCAGCATATCAGAGGTCATGGTGGTTGCCAATGACGAAGCCTATGTGACACAAGGTCCAATGGTCAGCACAAAAGGCACAGATCAATTGGAAGTCACTGCCAGCCTGTCAGGAAGCACGGTCACAGTACAAGCGGCGTCAACATCAGGATCAAGCACAACTGTCAACGGATACAGGGTACACATGCTGAGGGGAAGTGCAGGTGCATCAACGGCAGACACGGTGTTGGTGTCAACAGAACAGACTATTTCGGGTGCCAAAACATTTAGCAGTCCGATCGCACTGACAGTGGGAAGTGATCCATCTGGTGTGGCCAACAACGCACACATATACGCCAAAGACGAGGCATCTAGTGCAGAAGTGTTCGTTAGGGACGAAGCGGGTAACGTTACCAAAATATCTCCTCACAACGAAGCGGGTGAGTGGGAATACTTCTCAAGGAACGTCAAAACCGGCAAAACTGTAAGGGTGAACATGGAAGAAATGATCAGAGATATAGAAAAACTTACAGGTAAGACATATATCAAAGATTCCTAAACAATCAAATCCAATATAGTCTGTAATTTTCCCTTAATACTTTTATTATTCAAAGTATTCTTGAGACCCATGTGTAAATTCTTGGGCCAACATTCAAACGCACACCAGCAGTATCCCGAATGTTCATCATTTAACTTTGGAATAAATTCTGCATCTATGGCTATGAGATATGTGTGGAAGAAAAACTTCTGATCGTTTGACGTGAACATTTCTAATGGTATCGTTTTCTTTATTTTGGGCATACTGCCTGTCTCTTCCTCGATCTCACGTTTCAGTCCCTCGAAAGCACTCTCTGTGAATTTGCTTTTACCGCCAACCAATCCCCACATGCCTTGTGTTTTCCGATCAGTTCTCTGTAGGAACAGGAAACGTTTGGTGCTGGTGGCGTAGAACAGGGCACCCGAACAGACTATGTTTTCTTTCATGTTTTATTATAACAACTATGGGGTTGTGGCGTCAAGGCTTGAGTTGTATCCTGGATCCGCTCCACCATCAAGCACTATGCTCCAATTACCTTGTGTGTACACGCCTTCATAGGATTTGACCCATTCCGTGCCATTGAACCTGTACTGAATACCTGTGTTGAGATTGGTCACGTAGTGTTGTGTTGAATCTGGATTGCTGGCGTCAAATGCCACATTCCATTTTGATGTTGAACTGTTGTATTCTATGATGTCTCCAACGCTGGCCACTAATGTGCCCCATGTCTGACTCTGGAAACTGGCTGTCGAGTCTCCAACATCATTGATCACCAGATATCTGTCACCATTCACAGGTGTGCCTGGATCAAATGTTGCTGGATTTATTATTTTTTTTACCGCTGTAAGAGAATTGCTTGGTATTGTGTCCCCGTCTATTGTGTACAATAGAATCGTATCATCCAGCGTTGATGTTGCTATGGTGCCAACTATCTCATTTCCGTTTGGTTGTGTCAGTCTTATCTGTGATGTGCCGTTTGTCACTTTACCATATTGATCTAACAGTACCTTCCAGTTCACTGCTGGTCCAAATGTTTCGAAAGGATCGTAGTTGCTTGGTTCGTTCGCACCTGTGTGGAATCCATCTCCTCCTGATTTGACATTTGTGCCCGTTGAACCTAGTAATCTTAGTTGGTTACCTGTAACCAATAATCCAAAGTTGTTTGGTGTGATGTAACTCCTAGATGTAAGTTCCCCGTCTATCAATCCTTTGGCTATGCCGCCATCGTCATCGTATATGCTCATTATGATTTTTTGTACCACACCTAATTTCTTAACTTTCACCGGTGGTGATAACCATATTGGCATTGAGAAGGTCAGTGTTGCGACATCTATCTCTGAATCTGCCCCAACAGGTATGGTCCTCGAACTGAACGTTGTTCCTGTCAATTCAACGTAACTCAAACTGGTCCAGTCGATGTAGTTGTCCGTTTTCTGTATCTCAAAGTCTGGGTTGAACAGATACAATATCTGTTCCATGATCTGCAATTTCTGATCTGTGTTTGTTGTCCAGATGTCCGCCGACACTTCCAACCTGAACGGAGATGGCATCACTTTCTCAACTGTGTAACCTGCACCCATCTCATTGGTGTAGTTGCCGTCCGAGTCTATGCCTCTTTCTCTCAAATGCTGTTTCTCTATGTGATAAGGATTCTGCATCCTGTCCCTGTCGTAGTTTAATTCCCTTACATACGCCGCTATCCTAGGTGCGTACTGTAGTGCGTTCTCTGAGTTGTTCCTTATTATGTTTGCAACCTGTCTTGTTGGGTCACCATACACCACCGGCACTGCCCTTAATTGTACGGAACCGTCACTGCCTTTGCCTGTCTCCACAGAGAAGTTACTCAAGATCCTAATGAATTGAGTGAGAAATTTCCTGACCTGTCCTTCGTAAAAATGCAACATGTTTAATTGTCAGCCTTTGGTTTCAGTGCATCTGTCAATGACTGTCTCTGTTTGACCGTTAATCCGTTTATTGTTGATTCCGTTGTGTTGTTGACGAAACTTGTTTTGTAGTTTGATCTAGAATCATTGTTCGTTGTAGTTATTCTCACACTGTCTTCAATTTTGACCCATCTGACTCCGTCATACCTGAACAATCTGTTGGGCAAGAAATCTGTTCTCAAGAAATAATCGCCTTGGTCAACACCAGACGTTGGGAATGTGATACCAAATCCTGCTGGATTTCCGTTGGGTGCCACACCATCTCCATCTAGGTAGAATCCGTAGTGTGAACTTGCTGGTGTGTCTATTGTGGCATTCACTGTGTTATCACTGCTGGCTCTCTGTGCTTCAGTGTTAACATTTTCTGTCCTGATGTTGCCCCTTTCATCGATTGGTGCAACATAGTATTGCTTGTAGTTGAATCCCGCCTTTGGTGCATCCTGCTCTGCCTGTGCAACGATCTGATCGTTGATGGTTTTCTCTCTGTTGTATGTGCTCATGTAACTGGCGACCTATCCTGTTGTGGTTGCATCGCCTATGATATCTTTGAATTCTTGTGAATCTACTAGAGTTTTCATCTTCAATCTCAGCAGATGTGGCCACCATGTTTGACTGAATCCTTCCGCGGCCCTGTTCACATCTTCTACCACGTAGTATCTCTTTAGTGCGATTGGCACACTTTCATCCAGAGAATAATCTTCCTTCATATGTGGGAATTCTATCACATCGCCACTCATTGGTTTCCTGCCAATCCTTTCCACGATATCATTCAAATGCACTGTAAGGAATAGTGTGTCATTCTGTAAGAACATGCCAAACTGCGATAGGTTGAAATCTGCATCTTGCACATTGTATATTCCTCTGACTGTGTACACATCACTAGAATATTTCCTGTCTCTGTTTTCTAAAAATAGCAAATCTTGTATTGTGGTCTCGTTTAGGTCACTTCCTGTCACCCTGGGTTGGCTGGGACTCGCAGGTCCGTCTTTGTTTGTGTCTCCCTGATCGTAGGGTCCTAGATATTTGTGTAGGTGTAAGTCTGTGCCACCCACGGTGAACATCTCCTTGATGTTGCGATCGAAGAACTTGTAGTCGTTGCCCTTTTCAGGCTTAAAAATGGATAATCTTGGCATATCATACATATTTATTGCACAGGCAATGACTATAAATATGAGTATGTCAGAACTACAAACAGGACAACAGGAAATTTTCGATTACGTCAAGAACAATCTCGGTGACGGGATGATTGACGTGGAATTAGACCCAAAACACTACCAAACGGCACTGGAAAGGGCTGTGAACAAATTCAGACAGAGATCATCAAATGCTGTGGAAGAATCATATGCTTTCCTTGAACTGAAAAAGAATCAGAACACCTACATACTGCCTGATGAAATTATCAATGTAAGGAATCTTAACAGGAGGACAGTGGGTTCAAGAACCGAAGGCGGAGAGGGTGGTACATTGTTTGAACCATTCAACTTGGCATACACAAATACCTACTTATTGAGAGCAGGTGCAACAGGTGGACTGGCAACTTACTACGCTTTCGCATCATACCAGGAACTGGTTGGCAAGATGTTTGGTAGTTTCATACAGTTCCATTTTGACGTGGCAACTAAAAAATTAACTATCACCCAAAGACCAAGAGCGGACGACGAGACCGTACTGATGCACACGGACAACTACAGACCTGACATCACACTGTTCAAGGACATCTATTCAAAACCATGGATCAGAGATTACACACTTGCAGTATCAAAAGTGATGCTGGGAGAAGCCAGAGGTAAATTCAACACCATAGCAGGTCCACAGGGTGGTACCACACTGAACGGCGATGCACTAAAGAACGAAGGACAGGCCGAGATGGAAAGACTGGAATCCGAGATAGGCAATTTCCAAGAAGGTGGAACACCACACAGTTTTGTTATTGGTTAATTGACCAAGATTTCCATTTAAATACCCTGCAATGAAAAAATCCAATTACAAGAAATACTCTGACCTCTCGCTGGATGAACTGGAAAAGTTGGTAGAGGAGTTGGAAATCATGAGCATAAAGGCGTTGAAAGAACGCAAGAAGACCTTGAGAGCATCAAT